CATCCCAGTTCGCTTTAGCGTCGAACACGCGGCGTTCAGCGGCCGTCATAGTTGCCCGCAGCGCCGGGTTGCGCTCTCCGCTCCTGCGCGCCTCTAGGATGGCCTCACGGACACCTACGCGGGTTCCGCCACGTCCTAGCGCGCCGAAGCCCTCAGTCTGCCCGCGGAGGACGCCGGAAGGGTTCTGACCGCCAGGCAGGATGTACCCGTTACGCTCCAGGAGCCGTAATGTGTCGTCACGCGAGAGTCCTTGAGAGTAGATACCTTCGGGAGTGAGCCTAGGTTGCCTGCCGCGGCCAAAGTTCCCGGCCCGCGTAGTACCTTCCCGCGTGACCAAGCCGCCCGGCTGCATCCCGCGCCGGGAGTTGACCACTTGGAAGATGTCACCACCGTCACGAATCGCCTGCGCGCCGGCAGGAGTAAAGGACTTATCCTGATCCGCCTTAGAGAGGCCGTGGAAATACTCGTAAGGGTCAGTGCTGACATCCTTAGCGCGGTTCTCCGTAGACGGGATATGCCGGCAATCGCACCGCGGATGACGTTGAAAGCCCGCGTTCCAGCGGAAAAACTTACCCGCCAGAACCACGCAGCGAGGACACGACGGAACCGACAACATCCGCACATACCCAACCCGCGGGCGCGCCACAATATCCACAGAAGCAGCAGCCCGGCCCGTATCAGCAACCATCGTCTGCACGTTCCGCTCCAGCACGCCACGCCCAGACCGCAACGCAACCCCAGGAGACGCGCCCCCGGCAATCGCCGCCTTCACCTGAGTAACCGGCGAATACAGCAATCCCGACAGGGAACGCCCGTCAGGGGCCGAACCGACAAACCCGGAAGGATCCACAAACGACGCAGGCGCCGAATACGTACCCTGCGCCGCCAGTGAAGAAGCGCCGTAGCCGGCGCCAAGCTCAGCAGCCCGGAACTGCACCTGTTCAATAGCAGGCTGCAACCCAGCCAAAGAGCGAACCCACGAGCCCGTAAGATCCGCCGGGTTCAATTGCCGCCAAAACCTGCGGCTGATACCCAGGGCGACAATCTCAAGCTCACGCATGGCCCGGTCATACTCAACAGCGGCATCAGGGAAGCCCACGCTAACCGCCGATCTTGGCCGCCAGTGCGTTTATACCCGCGTCCTGCTGAGCCACATCCGAATTTGAGTTATCCACCCATTCCTGAACCTTCGGCGGCGTAGCATCCGGCAGCATAGACCAGGCATCCTTACGAGACATGCCCGACGTGATCAGCTTCCCAACACCGTCCACGATCTGCGCGAACGACTGAATCTCCGAGCTGCCCCAGATAACCTCAGCCGCCACGTTATCGCCGGACTCGCCACGGGAACGCGCCGCCAGCCGCATAACAGACTCCAGTGACTCGCCCGCCGCCATCTTCAAGTCAGTGATGAGTGACTGGAACGTCGATTCAGCGCCGGCCATACCGTCGCCGGTCAGGTTCGCCATCTTCGTCAGCGAATACTGCGGCGGGATCTGCCCTGTACTGAAAAACGTGTTCAGGAACGTGTCGTAAACCTTGATGTAGTTATCGAGGTTCGACTCCGGCAGGTCAAAGACCTTCGTATCAACACCAGGGAACACCAAAGCCCGGTCAACGCCCAACCGGCCCGGAGTGTTCAGCACCGGGAGCGGTTGACCATTCAAGTCCAGCATCGGCGTCCCGTCAGAGTTCTTCCGAACAATGACGTTGCCGCCCTTATCCCGCGCAACAGGATCGAAGCCGGTAAAGACGCGCTGGCGGTAAGCGGAAAACTGCATCGCCAACAGAGTGTTAAACCGGATTGTGTTGATTGCGTCCTGCTGCGGAATCAGCTTGTCAATCGGCGCGTGAGGAACACCATCCGCGTCAACATTGAAATCGAACGTCACGAACGGCAACCCGCCAAGGTTATGTCGGCCACCCAGCGACAGGGTCCAATCCTTATCGCCCTTAGCCTGCGTGAACTGCACCCACTCCGCATCCGTATAAACGTAAGCGTTCAGGACGCCATCAAGGCCCGCGATCTGCTTGACCGCAAACAGGCCCTCAAACGGGTCATCCGGGTTCGGCTCAATCCAAACCCGTTTGCCATTCTCAGGGCGAATCTTAGGGGTCTTCGGCGTAGCCTTCACAGGAGACACCGACATGATGCCGCGCCCATGGATATACATCTGTTTGTAAACGATCTTCTGCCGAGAATCCAGCTTGTTCGGCTGCCAAATCTCATTCCAAGCCGTCAGATCAGCCACATCATTCTGCCCAGTCCGGAAACCATCAGCCTGCATACGCTGAACAGGCGCGTTCATCGCAATCTCCAAGAAATTAGCGATGGACTGCTTCTGCAAAGACGTGTACTCGGTGTTCACGCCCTCGGGCGCGAACGGCGCAGCCTGCCTGCCCTCAACATAATCCTGCCGGCGCTGCCACTCAGGCGCCTGCGCGCTCAAACGGTTCAGCCCAATCTCCAGGTAGTTACGTGCGAGCTTGGCGTCCACGCCACCACCTCATTCTTTAGTTGAAGCCATACACCGCATTAGAAATACGCGAGTTTGACAGGTAAGAATCCGTCCAACCCTCTTCGCGGGCGTCGGAAGCAGCCGTATGGGCCAAAATGCGGGCCATAGCGGCGTCGATCTTCTGATGATTCGTAGGCTTGATAAGCACGTACTGTTGCCCCGGTTTAGCGGCCTTACGGGCGTTCGCCAAATGCAGGCCGGCGATAGGACAGCCGTCGTGACTGATCCGCTTAGTAGCAAGGTCAATCTCAAACCGCTTTATCTCGGCGTACATCGCCTTGATCCGGTTAGTGGCCCACTCGAAAACGTGATTATCGCCGTACTTCAGCGACCAATCACCAATCTCCGAATACCAGTCCTGCGGGTCACAATAGAACCGCTCAACCCGGTACCGCTCAAACAGTTCATCAACAGCAGCATGAACCTCGCCGCGGGGAATCTGCCCACCCCACTCCGCAGGGTCCCAGATCGTTGGGCGCCGGTCAGGCCCATAACGCGGCGTGAATGTGAACCCGTCAATCGTCTCAGCCTGGATAGCGGTGTAGTCGTCATTCTCCGAACCGTCAAAGCCGAGGCAGACAGCAGCCCCGTCGTCAGGATTCGGAAGCCACGGGCGAGGCGTAAGCTGCATCCCACAAACCATCCTTCAGCCACGCGCCAGAACCAGAAACCAGCCGGTTACCAAAGAACCGTTCAGCCTGCGCCCTATCCGTCTCCATCAGCTCCGAAGCTTCACCCTCAATAGAGTCAAGATTCACCCAAGGGGAACCCTCATAAACAAACCGGTGAATCCTTGCCCGGTCCCGCTTATTGCCATACGACAGTTCAGCCGGCGGCTGACGGAAGAACTTGAACACATCCTTAGACTGCGACTCATACGTCCGCTGGGCTGTCGAGTTCTCCGCAGGATCCCAAGCGTTCGTCGTCTCAATCGTCCGGCCACCCATACCAGCAGCACCACGCCGCTGCGTCTCCGCAACCTTGATCATCTTGTTCGTCTTCGTGTACAGCCCAGACTCATCCTGGAAAGCAAACGAAATCGGGTTACCAAGCTTCGACTGCGCGTTAGACGTAACCGCATCGATCCGGTCCATATCCTCATCGCCGGACTCGCCAACAATGCGGATGAAGTCTTCACGGATCAGCAGCAAATCAGACAGCGGACCAAGACGGATCATCGCCTTCAAAGGACGCAGGATGTTATCAACCTGGTCCTCAGACGTCGCCGTAAGCTGGATCAGCGGGGACGGGTGCCTAATCCCTTTGGGCTCGCCCTCTAGGTACTCATAAGTCCACCCGCACGAGCAACCGTTAGCGGCGCACTCGTACAACTCGCCAGCCTCAGCCCATCCATTGAACACAGACGGGCCAACAGCCTCCCCAGTCGTTACGGCAGCAGCCCAAGGCCCCTTGCCGGTCTTCTGGGGCGCCACAATCTGAGAACGCCGATAAACAAACGCCTGGTTCAACAGTGGGCGGTCAGGGATCCACACAGCATCCGGACGAACACGGTAATGATTCGCCGTACACCAAAACTGCCAATCAGACTGCCGAAACTCAGACCCACGGCTAAAACCGTCAGGCACCCGGCAATGATGAGCGATCCAAGCATCCAGCAAATCGCCCAACGTCGGAAAGTCAACGAGAAAACCCTCAGCCGCCGCCATTTACAGCCCTCAACCGGCGCGCCGGGCCGGCCTTAGACTCAGCGGCAGGCGCCTTCTCGGTCCGCTTCTCCGTGACCTCATCAGCGGCAATAGCCCAGCCATTCTCACGCAGCCCAGCCGGCGTCAAGCCGATCTGATCGCCCAACCGGTGAACCTGACCAAGGAAAGCGGCCGGCACATCACCCTCGGACCGCACAGACCAGCGGCAATACATCGCCACAGTCCGGATCCGCCAAGGCTCAGCAGCCCAAGCCGCAGCCTGCGGGGTAGCCCACAGGTCAGCCCACACTTCCCGCTCCCGGTCAGTCGCATCCGGCAAGTCATAGGCCGGAACATCGCCCGTATAGCCCTCAGAAGGCAACGCGGTGAACTTCAAGCCCCGAGAGTCAGAACGACCAGACCGAGGATCCACCGGAGGCCCAGAACGATTACGAGAACCACCCTTAGTCATGGTGCCCTCCTTCGCCATTCTGGAAACTCTGAACCCTGCGGACCCCCGAGAGACC